CAATGGAGCCTTCCCGACACTTCTTTACTATGACACAAACGGGTCTATAGGTTATTTTGTAAATAACAGCACGGTTATTTCGGGCGGTACCTTGGGGTTAGATACTTGGTCCCATCTAGCTGTCTCGCGGTCCGGTACTTCAACAAGATTGTTCATCAATGGAAGTCAAAGCGGTTCGACTTGGACAGACACGTCAAATTATCAAACAGAATCAAATGGTCCTGTCATTGGGCAAAATGGACTGAACTCAGCCAACTCTCTTTTTAGTTTCTCTGGCTACATCGACGAACTTCGCATCACCAAGGGCATAGCTCGCTACACCTCTAACTTTGCTGTGCCTACTGCCCCATTCCCGGAGGTGCTGGGATGAACTACACAAACCACAACCTTTTAGACACTGCCACTTCTAGTGTTCAGGAGGTAGAGCGATGAGTTGGACGATTACGCCGTCGTTTACGCAATGGACGCCTGCGCTGATTTCGACTGCGTTGTGGCTGGATGCTGCTGATGCAAACACGATCACCACGGTATCTGGTGGTGTTAGTCAGTGGGATGACAAAAGTGGCAATGGTCGTCATGTAAGTCAAGCAACAAGTGCAAACAGGCCAACAGTGGCAAGCGCTGTGTTGAACGGCAAAAACATTATCCGTTTTGATCCAACAGGCTCACCCGACCGACTCGCAACCGCATCAGCACTATATACAACTGCGTCTTTTGGCATTTACGCTGTTACAGCAAATAGAAGTGCCTCTGGCGAATCGGCTTGGGCAGGGCAATACCTAGTCGCAAGCGCAGGACGCACGCTTATTTACCAAAACGGTGTTTCAACAAGGTCTGCTGCAATTTCTACGGGAAGCAATGCTGTTGACTTTTCAGGAACACCTAATACCAACTTTCATTTATTTGGTTACGATAGAAATGGTACGAATGCCGAGCTGTTTTATGAGGCAGTTTCCAGGAGTACTACATCTAGTCTTGCGAATCAAATAACAAACACACCGTTTGCCCTAGGAGATATGTCGGATGGCGGGGCTACCATCGTTGCTGCTTTGGACGCAGCCGAAGTTGTGTGCCTTACCGCACCTGCGTCAACCGACATTCGCCAACGCATCGAAGGCTACCTAGCCCACAAATGGGGCCTAACGGCAAACCTCCCCAGCAATCACCCGTACAAAGTGAACCCTCCTGCGCCCTAGAAGTCGCAATGACTACTCACCCCACCGACTGCGCCGTTCCCTGATATCTAGCCATTCTGTTGGGGTGGCACGCCTAATCTGCCTTGATGAATAAATCATCTGTCAGCTGGCAGCCACTGCCCGATCCTTTCGACAAGGACTTTCGGTATTTCCTGGTGGTGGTATGGCGCCACCTAAAGCTGCCAGACCCCACTCCAGTCCAGCTGGACATTGCTCACTTCATGCAACACGGTCCCAAGCGACGGATCGTGGAAGCATTTCGTGGTGTCGGCAAGTCATGGATGGCCGCGGCCTACGTCTTGTGGCTGCTGCGTAACGACCCACAGAAAAAGATCATGGTGGTCTCGGCGTCTAAGACCAGGGCCGATGACTTCACCATGTTCTGCATCCGCCTGATCAGGGAGATGCCCCTGCTTCAGTGCTTGGAACCGAATCGTGATGAGCAGCGGTCGGCGTCAAATCGTTTTGACGTGCGTCCTGCTATCCCTGACCAGTCAGCTTCAGTGAAGTCTGTCGGTGTCTTCGGTCAGTTGACCGGTTCTCGTGCCGACCTGATCCTTCCTGACGACGTCGAGACGCCATTCACGAGTTGGTCTGTCGGCATGCGAGAGAAGCTGCTGGCTGCCGTTGGTGAATTCAACGCAATCCTTAAGCCAGGCGGGGACATCATGTTCCTTGGGACGCCTCAGACAGAGGAGTCCATCTACAACAAGCTGCTGCACAAGGGCTTTGCTTCGCGCATTTGGCCGGCCAGATACCCCGACAAGCCGGAGAAATACGGAGACCTGCTGGCACCTGTCGTCCAAGAGAACTGCCAGGAGCTGAAAGGCAAGCCGGTTGACCCGGGCCGCTTCTCGGAGATGGATCTCCTGGAGCGGGAAGTGAGCTATGGCCGCTCTGCCTTTGCTTTGCAGTTCCAGCTGGATACCAGCCTTTCCGACTTAGAGCGATTCCCGCTGCGTCTTTCCGACCTGATGGTCATGGAGGTCAGCGACCATGCCCCAGAGAAGCTGGTGTGGTCGTCTGGCGCTGAGTACCGCATCACTGATCTGCCGACTGTTGGCTTTTCAGGGGACTACTACCACCGTCCAGCCTTCATCCATGGCGACTGGGTGCCTTTCCAGGGCTGCGTCATGTTCATCGACCCCTCTGGTCGTGGTGCTGACGAGACGGCTTACGCAATCGTTGCCCATCTCAACGGCAACCTGTTCCTCCTGGAGGTTGGCGCCTTCCGTCAGGGCTACACCGATCCGGTCTTGGAGGGCCTAGCTGCCGCGGCCAAGCGTCACAAGGTCAACCTGATCCTTCTGGAAGACCAGTTCGGCCAGGGGATGTTGGAGGCACTGCTCAAACCGCACCTGCAACTGCAGCACCCCTGCACCATTGAGCCGGTCAGGTCGAACGTCCAGAAGGAACGGCGGATCATTGCAGCCCTGGAGCCGGTCTTGAACCAGCACCGGCTGATCGTCAACCGCTCCGTCGTTGAAAACGACAGCCGCGGCCGTGATGATGACGCAGCTGAGGTCAAGCTCAGCTATCAGCTGTTCCACCAGCTGACTCACATCACCGTCGACAAGAACTGTCTTCAGCACGATGACCGTCTCGATGCAGTCGCCGGTGCCATCCAGTACTGGAATGAGTCCCTCGCCATTGACGAAGACCGTGCCATCGCAGAAAGGAAATCTGAACTTTGGGATCTGGAACTGGAAGCCTTTATGGGGAATCTCGATGGAGCTCTTGACGCGCGTTTTCTTGGGATTGCTCTGGCGGACCTCCCCAAAGCCAATGGCAAAGGAAGCTGGATACCTGCTCGATCCGCCAATTAGGCCACGGGCTTGGGTTATCAGGCTGCCAGGTGCCTTCTTGGGTCCAGATGGCCGACGGATCACCGGTTCTTTCCAGACCGTCGTCGTTGCCGCCTCGGAAGACATGGCCTGGGAGCTGGCCATGGACTGCGATGTATGGGAGCAGCTGCCATTCCCGGTCAGAAACGTCCAGATTTTCCCCAAGGAGCCCTTGATCAATGGCGCAAATTCGTCTCGCTGATGCCGCTCGGCACTTCAAGGGCCTCAGCCATCAGTTGGCTGCATGGAATGCCCTCCAGGAAGCCCTGACGCCGCAACAGCTGAAGGACTTCGCGGAGCTGTATCGCGCTGATCCGGCCATCAAGGCCGCCAATTTCCAGCCACAGGCCCCCTTCTCCCTCCAGGTCACGCCCAACATCACCTATGGGGAGCTGACCCTCCAGTCGGAGTCGCGTCGTTTCATCGCTCAGCACCAGTGCAACACGGCGATGCTGCTCTGCCAGTTCGCTCAAAAGGCCAGGGACCATTTCAATCGGCCGGTCATCATCACATCTGGCTACCGGCCGCCCAAGATCAACGCCCAGGTAGGTGGTTCCACTCGCTCTGAGCACCTATACGACGCACCAGATACTGGCGCCATCGACTTCTACCTCGATGGCATGTCGATCAAGGAGTTACAGAGCTGGGCCGATAGCGCATGGCCCTATTCCCTGGGCTACGGCGCACCGAAAGGTTTCATTCACGTCGGCATCCGCCCTGGTCGCCCACGGATACGCTGGGATTACTGAAATACCCACCATGCCAAGCCCGCGCGACGGCCTTTACATCAACATCCACCGCAAGCGGGAGCGCATTGAGGCTGGATCCGGGGAACGCATGCGCAAGCCTGGCGAAAAAGGCGCACCTACCGCCAAGGCTTTCAAAGAATCCGCCAAAACTGCCAAGAAAAAGAAGTGATGACTGACGACGTGGCTTGGCCTCCACTTGACGAGGCCTTGATCAATCGCTTGGAAGAAGTCATCCCCGAAAAATGCCCTGACATCAACGCCTCCGACAGAGAGATCTGGATGTATGTCGGGTCGCGGTCGGTGGTTCGCATGTTGCGAGCCGTTTATCTTGAGCAGCAAGAGGAGCTTTGACCTATGTGCGGCGGTGGTGGTAACAGGGCCAGTGATGACGCCAAGAGGGCTGCGAAGCGCCAGGAGAAGCTGGCTCGTGAGCAGATGGAACTGCAGCGTCAGCAGTTTGAACAGCAGTTTGAACTGCAGCGCCAGCAGATGGCTGAGCAAAAAGCCATCGCTACCGCTCCTCCGCCGCCGGCTCCGGAGGCTGTCGCCACTGCTGCGGCCTCCGCCGTTGAAACCTCGCCTACCGCTGCAGGTGCTGCAGGCATTCCTGGTGCAGCAATGGACATGGCAATCCCTCTGCGGGCTGGCGTTGGGCGCCGTCGCCTGCGGACTGATATTCCAGCTGTTGCCGGTGGCGCCGGCGGCCTAAGCATCCCCGCTGTCTAATCAAGTGGACCTGAACCTGACCGGCAGCGTTGACCGTCAACGGCAGCCGTACAACGAAGAGGAGCTTGGTACAGCTGCTGCTCGCTACCAGCAGCTGGTCGGGAATCGGGATTCCTTTCTGGATCGCGCTAGGGACTGCTCGAAGGTCACAATCCCTGGCCTGATCCCTGAGGCAGGGGGTACTGACCGCGGTCGGCTCAAGACGCCCTATCAATCCCTGGGCGCCCGGGGCGTGAACTACCTGGCCAGCAAGCTGCTAATCAGCCTGTTCCCTCCTAACTCCAGCTTCTTCAAGCTGGAGATCGACGACCTGGCCCTGCGCGTCGCAGAGGCCGGGCCTGAGATCAAGACTGAACTGGACACCGCTCTCGTCCAGGTGGAGCGTGCCGTCATGTCCGTCTTTGAGACGGCAGGTGGCCGCGCCGCCATGCACGAAGCTTTCAAGCACTTGCTGGTGGGCGGCAACGTCCTGCTCTACATCGGCGAGCAGGGCCTGCGCGTCATCCATTTCAACCAGTTCGTGGCCTGTCGGGATCCCATGGGGAACCTGACGGAGATCATCGTCGAGGAGGAGGTCTACCCCGACGCCCTGCCGCCTGGTCTTTATGACGAGGTGGACCCCGAGGAGGACTCGGCTGAGTACAGCACCGGCCGCAGTGGGTCCAAGACGGTCAAGATCTACACCCGCGTTGAGTTTGAGCAGGGCAAGTGCCATTGGTGGCAGGAGGCCCGCAATAAGGAGATCCCTGGTTCCCACGGCATGTGTGATGCCGAGGTGTCGCCGTTTATCCCCCTGCGCTTCAATCGCGTAGACGGCGAAGAGTACGGCCGTTCTTACATTGAGGAGTACTACGGCGACCTCCTGGCCCTTGAGTCGCTGTACCAATCGGTGCTTGAAGGTGCTGCAGCCGCGGCCAAGATCTTGTTCTTGGTCAATCCCAACGGCACCACCAGGCCTCGCACTCTGGCCAATGCGCCCAATGGCGCCATCGTCCAGGGCAACGCCAACGACGTCTCCGTCATTCAGAGCCAGAAGTCGCAAGACCTGGGCATTGCGCAGAACACCATCGACCGCATTGAAGGTCGACTGCAGTTTGCCTTCCTGTTGAACACCGCTATTCAGCGTCCTGGTGAACGGGTGACTGCGGAAGAAATCCGCTACATGTCACAGGAACTTGAAGCTGGCATTGGCGGCCTGTATTCCATCCTCACCCAGGAACTACAACTGCCCTTGGTGCGACGGTTGATGCACATCTTGCGTCGTCAACGCAAGTTATCCCCCTTCCCTAAGGGGCAGAACGGTCAAGCATTGGTCAATCCAAAGCCTGTTACTGGCCTGGAAGCCATCGGCCGCGGCGATGATCGCAACAAGCTGGTGCAGTTCATCACTACTGCAACTCAAACTCTTGGCCCAGAGATTGCGCAGAAGTACCTAAACCTTGATGAGGCGTTACGTCGACTGGCGGCGGCCGAATCTATCGACACCACTAACTTGGTGAAGACCCCTGACCAGTTGAACCAGGAAAGCCAGCAGCAACAGGACCTGCGTCAGCAGGATCTACAGCGAGAGCTGATCATGACCGGCCTCAAGTCCCCTGCCTTGGGACAGGTGGCCGCCAACTACACCCAACCAGGAGCCCCCTATGGCCCGCAATTCCCAGAGGGCAGCGACCCCAGCGCCCCAGGAGCAGTGCCCAATGCCCTCCCAGAAGCCCAATCAGAACCCGGTATCCCTTCAGGGCCCGCCGGCTGACGTCGAGCAGTACGGCCCTTCTGAAGAAATCGTCATCGGCAAGGTTGATCCAAAGCCGGTGGCAGCACCTAGCCCTGCACCTGTTGTCGTCGTTGACGACGACGGCTCTATCACCATCAAGTAACTCACCACATGCCGGAACCCGTTACTTTTGCTGGCGCAGAGTCTCCTGCTCTGTCGCCTGAAAACGAACAAATGCTGGAAGCCCTCCAATCGGGGGGTGATCCCACAGCAGCCGAGGAGCAACCGCTCCTGGCCGGCAAGTACAAGTCCGTCGAGGACCTGGAAAAGGCCTACCAAGAAGCCCAGCGCAAGCTGAGCCAGCGCGGTCAGGTCGAAGAGATTGAGGATGAGGCTGCGGAAGCCGACGACTCCGAGGAGGAGAAACCTCAGTCCGCCGATGCCAAGGAGATCTACGGCGACTTCATTGGTTCACGCCTTGAAGAAGCCGAGATTGACTTCACTGCCATGAACACCCGCTGGCAGGAGACTGGCCAGCTGGCAGATGACGACTACACCCAGCTTGAGGAGGCTGGCTTCACCCGGGACATGGTCGATGCCTACCTCTCGGGGCTGCAGTACAAGGCCGCACAGGACACTGCCCTGACGGTCAAGGAGATCACTGCCCTCAAGCAGGAGTACGGCGGCGACAAGGGCTACAGCGACATGCTGGAGTGGGCCGCTGAGAACCTCAGCGAAGAGGAGATCAAGGGCTTCAACGAGATCGTCACCGGCAACAGCACCATGGCTGCTGTTCGCATGGCAGTGTCTGGCCTTTACGCCAAGTACACATCCAAGGCTGGCGTCGAACCAAAGCTCATTGGGGGCCGGGCGCCGAAGGCCAGCACCGACAAGTTCGAGTCCACGGCTCAACTGGTGGAAGCCATGAAGGATCCGCGGTATTCGGCAGATCCTGCATATAGGCGGAAGATTGAGGAAAAGCTTGCTCGTTCCTCTATCTTCTGATCGAGAGCCTTCTGGAGATGGCGGCGGCCCCGGCAACGGGGCCTTTTTGTTGCCTTGCCTTGTGTCTACACTTCCGATACCTAGACCCGCTCACGGAAGCGACGGCCCTCTGCGGAGGACACCCAGAGTGAAAGGGAGAAGGAGTCGGGTAACAACCCAATTCTTCTAGGAGTACAGCAATGGCTGCCCCTAATTTTGACGCTTCGCGTCTTGGCCTAGTCAACAATGCCGGTGGTGGTTCCTGGGCGGGCGATAACGCTCTGTTCCTCCAGGTCTACGGCGGCGAAGTGCTGACCGCTTTCCGTAAGGCAACGGTGTTTGAGGGCCTGCATAAGGTTCGCACTATTTCTTCCGGCAAATCGGCATCCTTCCCGATCATCGGCCTCAACAGTGCTGCCTATCACACCCCCGGCACCATGCTGGTGGGCAACCAGGTGAAGCACGCAGAAGCTGTCATCAAAATCGATGACAAGCTGGTGTCTCAGGCTTTCATCGCAGACATTGATGAAGCCAAGAATCACTACGACGTGCGCTCTCAGTACACCACTGAGATGGGCAATGCTCTGGCCTACACGTTTGACCGGAACGTAGCGGCTCAGATTGCCAAGGCCGCTCGTACTGCGACCAACTTCAACACCGATCTGCCCGGCGGTACTCGCATCAAGATCGTTGCAGCTTCCAAGACTGCAATCACTGGTGCCCAGCTGGCTACTGCGCTGTTCTCTGCAGCGCAGAAGATGGACGAGAACAACCTCCCCGAGGGTGATCGTTACTGCTGCTTGGCTCCTGCTGAGTACTACAAGCTGGCGCAGACCACTGACGTCATCAATCGTGACTGGGGCGGTCAAGGCGCCTATGCCGACGGCACCGTGCTGCGTGTCGCTGGCATCCAGATCATCAAGTCGAACCACCTTCCCACCACCAACCGCTCCGCGGCTACCGGTGAGAACAACGACTACAGCGCCAACTTCACTGATTCCGTGGCTCTGGTCTGGAACCCGATGTCCGTCGGTACGGTGAAGCTGATGGATCTGAAGACCGAAATGACCGGTTCCGACGTCCACGCTCTGTGGCAGGGCACCTTCATGGTGGCTTCCATGGCGCTGGGTACTTCGGTGCTGCGTCCCGACTG